TAATGAAAGCAATTCTTCCTGAAACTCATAATCATGCTATTGGTTATAGTTCAGATTCATATCTTTCTTATATGAAGTCGGCGGATACTGATATTCGTATGCGTGCTGACGAAGTTGCAAGAACAACTGTCTAATAAATACATGGGGTCTTCGGACCCTTACATTCCTCTATAGCTCAGTCGGTAGAGCGAGTGACTGTTAATCACTATGTCCCTGGTTCGAGCCCAGGTGGAGGAGTTATGTTAAATAAATTGCGTGGAGATGTAACGTGGGGCGAACAGTTCTACTACATCTACATCTGTTTCAAAGAAGTATTCAGACTATGCCTTATAAGAATAAAGACGAAAATCGTAAGTATCAGCGTGAGTGGGCTAGAAAAAACTCGAAGACTTATAAAGCAAATCAAATTAGTTATCAGAGGAGAAAGCAGATAGTAGAGGATGCAAAGAAGCATCCATGTATTATCTGTAATAAACAATATCCACCAGAAGTAATGGATCTTTTGCATATTGATCCAACACCAAAGAAACATAGCATATCAAAACTACTACAGATTGCTAGTTACAAGACACTACAGGAAGAGATTGACAAGTCTGCTCCAATATGTGCAAACTGCCACAGGTTACTGGAGCATGGGTATGTAGAACTTCCTGATCTCATTGTTATTCCTTAAGGTTCAAATCTCGTAGTCTTCAAATCTTAGAACCCGACAGTGTTTTCCAAGTTTTTTCGGTATAAATAAACCGAGGACACAAGTTAGCAGGGTCAGAGTAGTCATGCCTTTAACACGTTTAGATAACCTTATCAGCTCAAAAACTGGTAAGTATCTTTATGTTTCGCCAGACGATTTCAACGCGACAGATGCGTTATCTAATAGAGGTAACTCGCCTGTTACTCCATTCAAGAGTATTCAGCGTGCATTCCTAGAAATCGCAAGATATTCGTATCTTCCTGGTTTTGGTAATGATAGATTTGACCAGTTCAGCATCATGCTGATGCCTGGTATTCACTACATTGACAACCGTCCTGGTCTTGCTGACACTTCTGGTATTGATGTATTTGGATTTGATCAAGGCACTAATGCTTGGACTGATGACAGCATCCTTGATATCTCTAATCCAGATAACATCTTCTGGAAGTTTAACAACACTGAGGGTGGTGCTATCATCCCTAGAGGTTCTTCTCTCGTAGGTTATGACCTAAGAAGAACTGTTGTTCGCCCAATGTACGTTCCTGATCCTGCTGTAACGGAACGTGAAATCCCCCGCTCTGCAATTTTCAACGTAACTGGTGGTTGTTACTTCTGGCAATTCACCATTAAGGATGGACAAACAACTACTGAATCTCCTCTGTATAATGTTGCAGCAGGCACTGGTGAAGTTTATTATGATCCTTCTGACTTTACTAAGAAAGCAGCACCTAACTACTCTCACCACAAACTGACTGTATTTGAATATGCAGATCAGGAAGAACTGGGTATTTTCTATAGAAAGATTGCTAAAGCATTCTCTGCATATCAACCAACAATTGATGACCCAGGCGAATTCTCTGAAAGAATTCAGGAAAACAGAATTGTTGGTCCTCTATCTGACTCTAGAGTTATTGAGAGTCTGAAGATTACTGACAACACAACTGACTCTAGCATCCCTGCTTCTACTTCTGAGATTGAAGTAACGACTAAAGTTGATCATGGATACTTTCAAGGTCAGTTTGTTGCTATCTCTAACACTGAAATTGATGATGTACTGGAGGGTATCTTCCAGATCAAGTCGATTGATCAAAACGATGCACGTAAATTTACATATGAAGTTCCGTTCGTTGCTACGGCAATTGGAACTAACATCACGTCTGGAAAGGTTGTTAGCGTAGATACTACTCCTGCACTAGGACAGAATGCACAAACTCTTGCGGAAGTTGATTCGGTTGAGTCCGCATCTCCTTACGTTTTCAACGTATCCATCCGTTCTACTTGGGGTATTTGTGGAATCTGGGCAAACGGTCTAAAAGCCACTGGATTCAAATCCATGGTTATCGCGCAATACACGGGTGTTTCGCTCCAGAAAGACGATAGAGCGTTCATTCGTTACGATGAATACACCAACACTTGGAATCAAGCATCATTAACGGACGCATTTGCAACAGTTCCTTACCACACCAAGGGTGATAGTTATTGGAAGGATGAGTGGAGAAACTTCCACGTTCGTGCTTCGGAAGATGCATTCATCCAGAACGTTTCGATCTTCGCTGTTGGTTTCGCTGATCACTTCCTAATGGAGAGTGGTGGTGACATGTCGATCACCAACTCGAACTCCAACTTCGGTAACACCTCTCTACATGCTATTGGTTTCAAAGGTTTCGCCTTTAACCAAGATAAGGGTGGTTACATTACTGACATCATTCCACCAAAGAGAGTTGTTGATAACGCTGCTAGCACCAAGAAGATCAATTATTACACAATTGATATTCAGGGAACTCTACAAACTTCTGGAAACTATACCAAACTATTCTTGGGTAGTGATGAGATCGACAGTCCTCTAACTCGCCCTGCTGCTACTATCACTGGTTACAGAATTGGTGCTAAGTCTGATGATAAACTATATGTCAAACTAGACCCAGCAGCTGGTACTGACGAGTTCTTCAATGCATCCCTAGAACCAACTGGTTTTGTTAAGTATGTTGCTAAGGGTGATGTACTCAACCCATCTGGTGGTGTAGTTAATAGCGTCTATGCTGATGCTGCTAACCTCATTGAATCTAACCGTCGCATGATTCAGGAGGAAGTCTTTGGATATATCCTAGAGAAGTATCCTAGACTCCAGAATATTCCTTATGTCAATCCTGGTCTAAATCCTGCTGGTAATAGATATTTTGACGCACGTAATCTAATCCAAGCAAATCGTCAGGAGATTGTTGATACCGCATTCGATCAAATGGTCGAAACGTTTGGTATTTCCAACATCCAAGGCGTTTCTGATGGTAAGTGTAAGCGTGACATTGGTTTCATTGTCGATGCTATCGCAGAAGATCTCAGAGATGGTGGTAATGCTAACATCATTGAAGCAACTAGATTCTACTTTGATGGTGCTGGTGCTCCAATCAACAATGGTCTTGTAGGTGAAGAAGAGCAATCGATCTTTGCATTTAACAGAGCAAGAGATCTCTGTAAGAAAGCAATTGCTAACCTATTAACAGTTAAGGCAGATCTATATGATCCTGATCCTAACAGCAACCTTGCTCCTTATGGCATCAACATCGGTAAGACAGGTTCTCAGGCAGAACTAGATGGTGATACAACCAACGGTGTAACGATCGACCTTGCACTCAAGGCAGATCCTGCTTCCCGCTACAAGGATGCTCGTAACAGAATTGTCGCCAATAGAGAGTTCATTCTCGACGCAGCACTGGCAGAGATCAGTGTATATCATCCTGACTTCTACATTCCTGGCGACTCTCAAACTAATGCACAGTCCAGACTAGCTGATGCATTCCGTCTCATTCGTCGTAACAGCAAAGAGATTGGTGATAAAGCATTAGCATCCATCGCAGTATCTCACCCAGACTTCTACATCCCTGGAGATACTCAGACTGATAGTGGTTCTAGATATGCTGATGCATATCGTCTAATTGAACAGAACAAAGATCAGATTGTTGATACTGCACTAGCACAGATTGCTATTGGTCATCCTGATTTCTATATCCCAGGTGATCAGCAGACTGATTCTCGTTCCAGATATGCTGATGGTTATCGTTTGATCCAACAGAATAAGACTGAGATCATCAATACAGCATGGACTAACATGCTAGCATCTTATGCTGGTGCTGCATCTACAGAAACCAAGTGTAAGCGTGACTTAGGATTCTTTGTTGATGCTGTATCTCTTGACATTTTTGTTGGTGGTAGTAAGTATTCTCAGAAGTTTATTTCTGAATACTTTAATTCTACTGGTACTGCATGGATTTCTGGTGGTCTTCAGGGAGAAGAATCACAGAGTATCGAAGCATTTAACCAAGCACGCGATCTGATGGGTGCTGCTGTTTCTAACCAGTTGAGCATTACTGATCCTACAGTTACTGAGGGTCCTGCACAATATGGTGGTGGCGGCAACCCCGTCTCTAGAACAAGCACCAATGCTTGCGATGATGTTCAGTCTGCAATTGACACTCTTGTCAATATTATCACCACACCTATTGCAGATGGCAATCTACTCTCTTTGGGTAGCATTCCTGCTGATCCATTTGTTGGAAACTATCCCGAATCTGGTCCTGGTGAAAGCAAGTGCCGTAGAGATATTGGTTACTTTGTAGATGCTGTTGCACTTGACGTGTTCATGAACAGCAACGAATACACCTGGAAGTTCTGTGCAGAATACTTTGAGAATGTTAGCACACAAATTGCTGATGGTCTTATAGGTGAAGAAACAGAAAGCAGAACTGCATTCGCTAAAGCTGCTGATATGATGAAGCAGGCGATTTCTAACCAACTTTATGAAAAAGATCTAACGATCACTGCAGACAACGCACCTGGATCTGCATATGGTCAAGTAACTAAGAGTTTCACTCCACATGGTGCAACTTATGATCCAAACACTGGTACTACGGTTCTTAGCATTGCTAATCATGGTCTGTCTGTTGGCGACTATATCACCATTGCTACTGACTCGCTAACCTTTACTTGTGATCTTGATAGCGATGCTACCGAGCATACCTATCCTCGCTCTACTGACCCCGCAGCGGGTCAGTACATTAGAATTAGTGCTGTCACCACAGATACAATTACTGTTAATGTTGGTGATGGTGGTACAAACACTAGCGTACATACATTTGTACGTGCTGCTAGCAATGCAGTTACTTTCGCTGGCAACACTGCAAACCAACTAATTGATGCACAACCTGCTCTCTGCTCTGATGTACAGGCAGCAATTGACACTCTAAACACCATTGTTCAAGATGTATTCGCTGCTGGTAACCTCAGCAGTATGCCACTAGAACTCAACAAAGGATCTGATGGTCCTGGTGGTGCTAAGTGCCGCAGAGATATTGGTTACTTCATCGATGCTATCTCTGTTGATATGTTCTGTGAAGGTAACAGACATACCAAGGAATTCACTAGACAGTATTTCACTGATGCTACAACGCCTATTAGTGATGGTCTAGCAGGAGAAGAAGCAGAAAGCGTTACTGCATTCAATACTGCTATTGCAGAGATGAAGAAGGCAGTATATAATGCACTGTACTATAAGGATCTAACTGTTACTGAAGGTGATAGCGTCTATGGAAATGGCGATGGTCCTATTGACAGACAATCCTCCAATGCTTGTGCTGATGTACAGGCAGCACTCGATACTCTTGGAGTTATTGTTACTGATGCAATCAGCAATGGAAACATTAGCGGTGGCATTTGGAGTCAAGCAGACAATTCTGGAACATTCATCACTGGTGAAGCTAAGTGTCGTAGAGATATCGGACACATTGTTGATGCTGTTGCACAGGATCTCTGGTTTGGTGGTAACGAATATACCGTTGCAGCAACTAAGGAATACTTCAACAACAATGCATTGATCAACAATGGCGTTGATAACGAAGTTGGTCCTTCGATCACTGCATTCAAGCGTGCTGAAGATTTGATGCAGCGTGCATTGAACAACACCTACTATGATCGTGATCTTAATATCACTCTAGATCAGACAGGTGATCCTCCAGTTGTAGGTGATATCGAAGCTGATGCACACGATATGGTCATGGAGAACCTTGACTTTATCGCTGAGGAAGCATATCTCCGTATGATTGCTGCATATCCTCTCTACACTCCACAAGCAGAAAACACTGCACAGGATTGTAAGGATGATGTTGTTAGCGTCCTTAAGGAAGTTATGTGGGACGTTAAGTTTGGTGGTAACTATAAGACTTACGATGCCGCTAAGATCTATATCACCAACGTTGATTACAGAGATGGTTCTACTATTGAAACATTCATCGATTCTGAGCGTGATGAAGCAGCAAAGGTCTTCCTGGAAGCGAAGAACATTGCAATACAGGTCATTAAGAATGAAGCGGTAACTGTTTCTGCTGGCAACACTTTAACTCAAAGCATTGACACCACGATTGTTGATGACTGGGATGAAGACGAACTACTACCTAAGTGTGGTTCTGCTGTTGCTGCTGTTGATACTCTTATGGGTATCGTCATTCAGGCAATCGGTAATGACGGTGGCGTAGGTAACCTCAACGGTGTAGTCAGAACTACTCCTGATGATGCAGATCCAGCATGGAATACACCACTTGAAATTCTAAGCACTACTGCAACATCTATCACTGTTAATGTTGGTGCTTCTGCATCTGGTGATCAGTATCCACATACATTTGTTGGAGCAACTGCTGGTGCAGTTGTTTCTGGTGGTAACTATCCACATACATTTGTCAGTGCTACACCAAACTCTGTTAATATCCTCAATGGTTCTCAACTAACACCAGACAATGCTACTTACGATGCTACCACTGGTGATTTTGTCATCTACTTTGGTGCTCCACATGGTGTAACTCTACCTGCTCAGTTGTCCTTGGATGACAACTCTTTCACATTCTCTTGTGAAATGGGTAGAAATGCAACAACTAAGACATATCCTCGCCCTGGTAATGATCCTATTGCTGGTCAGAACATTAACATTACTTCGGTAACTGATTATAGTATCACCGTAAATGTTGGTGCATCTCCTCTAGTTGAGCACAATGTATCTAATGCAGTATATGATCCTCTGACTGGATCTGTAGCACTTACCATTGGAGCACATACTCTAACCACAGGAACCAGCATCAAGCTCAAGGATGAAGGACTCATCTTCAAATGCACTAAGGATAATAATGTTACTACACATGCATATCCTAGAGCATCTGGTAAGTATCAACCAACCACATACAATGAGGGCAACTGTTCTGATGTCCTAGCAACTGTAAATGCTCTGGTTGATATTGTATGTGTCTCTCTCAATGAAGGTAATCTTGACAATCTACCACCTGTAAATAATGGTGAGTGGGATTGTGCAAACGTCAGATCTTCTATCGAGAACTTGTTTGATATTCTCACTGATGCAATCAGCAACGGAACACTTGCTGGTCTTCCTCCACTCAATAAGGGTGACTTCACAATCAACAATGAAGCATCGAAGTGCTTCCGTGATGTTTCCTACATCGTTGATGCTGTTGTCAATGACCTCAGACTTGGTGGTAACATTAACAGCATCCAAGCAGGTGAAGCATATTATGTTGGTAACAATCTAGAGTATATCGATGGTGAGAAGACTGAGACTCTAGATGCATGGGATTACGTCGGTCAAATGGCAACTGCTGCCATGAGAAACTTTGACGTTCTTGCATTCAATTGCTCCACAACTTCTGGATCTGCAATCATTGATGTTAATGATACCAGAGGCATCATCATTGGTATGAGTGTTGTTGAGTATGAGAATTCTAGAGGTCAGATTAATCCTGCCAACCCAGCATTCGTCAATGGTCTTCTACAGGACAATGCAACTCCTATCTACACTAACATTCCAGAAGGAACTTTTGTTAAGAGAATCGTCAGCAATACTCAGATTGAACTTGGTGTTGCTAACTCCAGACTAACAGAAGGAAACACTGTAAATGCTCTACAAACTAGCAGCACAACTGATCTATACTTTGTATATGAAAGCGGAATTTGGGCAGATACACTACCATCAACTGTAACTGTTGGTCCTGAGGCAGATGGTCCTGATGTTATTCAGGATACACTAACCTCCCCAACTTACAGAGAGTGTTCTGGAACTGCTGATGCGATTGAAACTCTAATTGGCAACATCACAACTATTATTGACAATGGTCTTGGTTCTGTAGTAAGACAAGAACAAACTGTAAATACTGCACTTCTAGCATCTAGAGCAACAGTATTTACCATCGACGTTGGTGGTAACCCATCCGACCCACACAAGTTTGAGACTGGAACTCCTGTCAGACTTGTACCACGTCCTCGCTTTGATCAGGTAACTGGTAAGTATGTTGATGTTGATAAGCGTCTCGTTAGACTACCTAACGGTTTCGAGACTAACAGAACATACTATGTTATCGCTCCTGGTAGGGTAACACAACCTGAAAACTATGGTGGTACATCATTCTTCGATGGTAGTGATCAGACCAAGTTGATGCTTGCAACCTCTAAAGAGAATGCAGCAGCAGGTATCTACATCTATGCTTCTGAGACAGACAGCATTGATAAGGATGTTGAGATCGATATGTATCAATTCATCTTGGATGATACCTATGATCTACACAACTACAAGGCAACACTTAGCACCTCTGTTGTTGCTGGTATTGAGACTGATGTATCTCACGTATTTGATAAACCATCTTCTTCTCTATCTTCTACAGATGCACAGAAGGTATTCATCAGAGCAAGTGAGGGTAGTCAGCTACCTCTAGTTGCAACTCAATTTGCTGGTAACTCTAATGTTGCCGTAACTGATCCTAATAATGCTAACGTTGGTAGAATCAATCCAAACGTTGAATTCTTTGTGAGATACCAGAACAATAAGACCTTCACCATTCACGAAACATATGCAAATGCGATCAGTGGTGCTGATCCAATTGTATTTGCGTCTGGTCAAGCAGGTTTAGTATTTGAGGTTTATGCGAACAAGCGTCGCAACCCAATGCGCTTTGATCCTGGATTTACTGATAACACAACAACTACTGGTAAGTGGTACATTCAGTGTAAGGATGAAGTCACAGGACAACCAGATAGTGTCAAGAAGAACAACATCTTCTGGAGAATCAATGAGTCTGATTACAATGACAGACAGAGATCCACAGACATGTGGTATGAGCGTCTCGATGACACCCGAGATGCAGATGATAGAACATATAAACTACGTTATGTCATTCCTAAGTATCTTGAGAATGCTAGAGATCCTATCAACGGTTTCGTTCTTAAGACTAGAACTGACGATACCCGTAAGTTAGTACCTCAGAAGATTCTACTCAAACCTGTTGTTGGAACTGTATATGGTGCTCGTTTCGAGAACCCAGTACAGGCAGGAGAATTCATTGGATATGATGCTCAAGACTTTACTAACAACAACCTCAACCTAGATGCACAGTATGATCCATATAAGAAGGATCAGACTGGATCTGGTATCGAGTACAGAGCGTTTGCAAGATTCACCTCTGGTGTTCAGGCAACTATTCAATCTGCTCGTTATGTGGAGGACGTTCTTGATTCTTCTATCAAGTATCTCGAACTAACTGTCAATGATCACACAATTGATACAAAAAATTTCCCTGGTCTAAGAAACGAGATTCTAACAACTGTTAAGATCACTGCTCCACAGGGTGGTAACTTTGAAGTAAGCAAGACTGAAAATCAGGCAAATTCTGATAATGCTGTCAGTTTCGCTGGTAATTCTTCTGGTCTTGCAAACATCCATGCTTACTACACTGTAAATGGTGAGCATTATCTCATCATCAAGAATATCCGTGGTGGTGTTCTTGAGTATAGTGAATTTGCTAACACCAGATTTACTCAGGGTACTGTCTTTGCTGATATGCTGGAAGACCAGGATATGGGCAAATCGCTACCACTGAAGACCCAAATTGCAAAAAATAATCCCCAGTTTTTCTACAAGCAAAACGGCGCTAACGTTTATACCATCACTCCTGGTGATCGTATTCAAGACAGCGCAGGTGTTGAATACTATGTTGATAGTGTTGAGGATGCAGGCGTCATCGAAGACACCTTCTACATCTTCGGTTATGAGACCCTACAGCGCAGAATTGCTGGTCAGCAAGATGGTATCTACTATATTACTGCACTCCGTGGTAACATCTCGCCATTCCCAACTGGTGCTGGTGTAACCAACAACTTTAAGAAGTTTAAGTTCTCTCAACCAGTCAGCAAACTGTATCCTCTGAACTACAGAAACGATCCTCTTTGGTTCAAGAACTCTGGTACAACTCAGGCAGAAAAAGATTACTATGCAAACCTAATTGATCCACCTGCTGCATTCTCTGCTGCTGACAACTATATCCATGGTCTTGTTACGGTTAATGACTTCAAGAACTCTGTAACTAGAGAACTTGTCGAAGATCTAACAAACCAACCTGCATTCATCATGAACACCTATAGTGGTGCGAATGCAATTCAAGCACAGGATGGTAACGCAACTTCTGGTTCTGAAGATCGTCTAATTCCTATCTCTGGTGATAGCACAGTTCTCTCTGATCAACGTTACTATGTTGAACTTAGAAGACCATCTATCGCTCGTGCTGGTAACCACACGTTTGAATACCTTGGTTTCGGTCCTGGTAACTACTCCACAGGTCTTCCAGCGCGTCAGGAAGTCGTTCTAACTCCTGAAGAGGACTTCTATGCCCAAAGTAAGAAACAGGACGCTGGTATCGTCTTCTACACTGGTATTAACTCCCAAGGTGATCTCTACATTGGTAACAGAAGAATCAACGCTATTACTGGTGAAGAGACATTCATTGATGCTGCAGTTCTTGCAGATGATGGAGACGAGGATGATACCATTGGCGGTCTCGTTACTACCTTTGACACACCTGTAACATTCAACCAGAATATTACTGTTGTTGGTGGTGATGGAGAACTAGTCAATACATTTGAATCTCCACTGATTGTTGCTGTTCAGGATGCTGATCTAACTCAAGCTCGTGATGCACTAATCATCCGCTCTAACGTAACTTCGGTTGATCCTGTTACACAACTTGAGCAAGATGAGAGTCTAGACAGAACTGCATTCTCGCCACCAACTGAGGGTGACATCAGAATCAGCAAGAACAAAGTACAGGCTGCTGTATTCCAGTTCAATGCTAGAGGAAATGGTCAGAAGTACATGTTCCAGACACATACCGTTGCTGGAATTGCATCTAACAGAACACCAAACCAGTCTGCATTGATTGCTAATGGTGGTACTAGAATCGATTCTGCTCAGTATATCACTTATGGTGGTGTCCTACCTGCTCCTGGTGACGTTCTATTCAAGGGATCTGAAGTTGGTAAGAACGGATCGATTGCATGGGTTCTTGCAAACTACTTCTCTACGATTGCCAACAATCAAATTGACAACATCGTCTTTGACGGTTCTAACGTTGTCAAGATTGAGTTTAGAGATTTCGATAGTGGCATTGCCCTTGCTGCTGGAACTGATATTGGTATTACATCTACTTCTCAGATTAGAATCAAGAACTTCTACTTTGATCCTAGACTGAACCTAACTTGGACTGTTTATGCTGCGAAGCCAGGTGATCCATTCGTTGCAACTAACAACTACGTTCATTTCCAAGTAATTGATCAGATTCCACAATCTACTCAAGCATGGGAAGATATCATTGCTGGAACTGCTGTTGGTTCTGATGCTCCTACAATTGAATTCTCTAACGCTAACTTCAAGGAAGTTGGTGTAATTGGTGCTGAAGCACTCAGAACTGAGACAGAGACCATTGGTAACTACAAACTCGGTATTAACACTGTTGCTAGAGCACCACATGAAGCAAATGCAAATGCTTGGGTTGATAACCTCACAACTGATCCTCGTGCAAACCTTGATGTTGTTGGTAATGCATACATCAGTGGTCGTAACACACCCGACTTCCTTGATCATGCAAACTTCGCTGATCGCGACAAGAATAGAATCTCTGATGCTCTGATTGTTGGTGGTGACAGTGCTGCTCCTAATGATGAGGCAGTCCTAAGAGTTTCTACCGAAACTTCTACACCATTAGAATCTGGAAGACCAGTTGCTGATGGTAAAGTTGGTATCAACGCTGAAAATTCTGAACTTAACAGAGCACTAGTTGTCAAGGGTGATGCAAGATTCACTGAAGATGTACAGTTTGAGCGTGACATTGAAGTTCAGGGCGACGGCACACTTGCTGAAGTCAGAACTGATATCACAACTGGAACTGTTAATCTCTTCAATGATAGCACATTTGTTGGTGGAGATGATGCTGCTGGTTTACATATTGGTGGTTACGCTAAGACTATTAGAATTGGTGATTACAACACCACTTCTACTCAGTGGGTCTACATTGGTGATAAGTCTACTGGTGACCAGTTCGTTAAGATTGGTAATTCTGCAAACCATTCTAACATCTTTATCGGTAACATTGATCAAGATGCAGCGATTTCTAAGATCACCATGGGTGGTGCTTATGATCGTGTTTCTTCTCTATCCTTTGTTGATTTCAAAGTCAGACAAACCAAGTTTGCTGGTGATGTAATCTTTGGTGCTAATAAGCAACTTGGTGGTGATAGACTCAACGCAGAACAAGTTGTAACTATCGGTACTGAAGCAGGTATTGTTAGCTTCTTCTCTGGAAATACTCAGACAATTGACTTCGCTACTAATGCTTCTGAAGTTAATATTGCTGGTCAGGGTGGTACAACTACTATCAGAAACAGTCTTGAGATTGATGGTGAGACTACATTCAACAGCAGTGTCAAACTCTGTGGTGGTACTTCTTCCTTCTCCTTTGTTGGTGTTGGACAATCTCTAGGGACAACTGCTATTGCTCACGCATCTGGTATCCTTGGACCTACATCATTCAATCAGAACATTGACATTGTTAATGTTCTTCAGTTGCCATCTTCTGATTCTAGATACAACAGAATTGATACCGCAGGTTCTGCAACATGGGGTGATGCAACATTCCAAGCAACCAAACCTGGCGCAGGTCCTGAAGGTGCTGATCTACCTGCACTAACTGGCAATCAATACTATCTACCACTCTTAAATGCACCTGTTGCAGGTTACTTTAATGAGGGTGATTATCTAATTCTTGATGCTCCAGTTGATGTAGGTAACAACACCAGACCTGAGATCGTTCGTATCGCAACTGGTGGTCTAGTTGGTGCTGAAACTGCTCCTTATTATGTAACTGTTGAGAGAGAACCACTTGGTTCCTTTGCTCCTCAGATTGACACACACCCTGATGAACCAGGAAACAGAACTTCTGTTTATAAAGTCAATATTGCATTCGATGCTACATGGATCGAGCAAGCAATTGATGGAACAAGAGATGCATCTGCTGAAGAAAATGTATATCTAGCAACATTTGGTGGAACACTCAACATTGGTGTTGATTATGTTATTATTTCTCGCGAAGACACCAACGATGATGGAGACTTCAACCAGGGTGAAGCATTTAAACTTGCAACTGCTCTATCAATTGTTAATAAGAAGTTTGAAATCACTAATGGTTGTCCAAATGGCGATGTTGTCTTCTCTGTTGATAGCGTCACTGGTGAAACAGTCGTCGGTAACGATGGTATTGACGGTGAAAATGGAAAACTAACCATCAATGGTTCGTTTGAATTCAAGGGTGGTTGTAAGACTGCTTCTGCTCAAACATTCACTGGTAATGCACAAGAAGGACTCAATACAATTACTGCTATTCCTTCTGTTGATGGACTTGAGGTTGGTGATTATGTTGAACTCGTATCTAACGGTGGTACAGTTACACTTGAGCAGAACAGATTCCCATCTGATTCTGGTGAGGTCAGACTATCTGATCCTCAAATTGTAAGCATTGTTGGTAGCACTGTAACACTTAACCTTCCATTTACTGGTTCTGGAAATGCAACTGGCATTTCCTTTAGAGCAACTAAGGACGAGAAGTTTAGAATTACTGATAGAGTCCGTGATATCTTCACTGTCGATGGTTGCAGTGGTGACACTGTAATCGGTAACCCAAGTGGTGTTGTTCTAGCATCTAGATCTCAGTATGGAACTGTTGCACAGGCACATGCTGCTGGTGATACAGTTTATACTATCCTCAAGGATCCAAAGGTTGATAACGGCATTGCAACTACATTTGTTAATACTGTTGCTACTATTACAACCAGTGCTACAACAATTCCTGTTGATGACATCACTAACTTCGAAGATGGAGACTTCATCTTTGTTGGTTATGGATCTGGTGGTAATGAAGAGATCATGCAGATCAATGGCAATCCAACAACTAGCGGTACTGCACCTGCTGGTAACTTGCCTGTCACTCGTGTAGCATCTCTAACTAATGTTCCTGGAACTAATCAGACTCACCAAGATGGTGAGTCCGTATTCAGAATTCTCTTCAGAGAGAATACTGTTCTGACTTCTGCAATTCCTGCAACAGGTTCTACTTCTGTTGAAATTGGAATGGAGAATAGTGATGTTGTTCCATTCTTCCTTGATCGTGAATATTGGATCGTAATCAACAACGAAATCTTCTTTGTTACTAGCTCTAACACCAATGATGGTGGTACAGTTCTAGTCAAGAAAGATTATCATCATGGTCGCTTGACTGTATATGATGATGTTAAGTTTGTTGGTTCTAACTTCGAGATCACTGGTACAGATAACAATGTACCTATCCTTAAGTTGATCAACAACGAAGAACACCACTTTGAAGCTGGCGCACTTGATATTAACGCAAGCACTGATATTAGTGGTCAGTTGAGAATCTTCCCAACTACTTGTGTTGAGGATCCAAATGCTATTCAATTCACTAATAAGACATTCACACCAACATTTAGAGTTGAACCAGAATTTGGTGATACTTTCGTTGGTAGATTGCTTGATGTTAATGGCATTCAATCTACAACTGCTTCTAACACTACGAAGATCCTTGATATTAGAAATCTCGGTGATGGTGGAACCAAGTCTCTAACTGTCAAGCAAGATTGTTCTATTGACGCATTTGGATACACTGGTTGGAAGAACAAAAATGGTGGTCACAAGGCAACATTCGTTAATGCAAATTCCACCCTCTCTGTCAATATAAATTATATTGTAGCAGTAGCACCTTCTACTGGTGCTCTTATCCTAACTCTACCATCTAATCCTGAAACGGGTGACGTTATCAGAATTACTGAAGTTGCTGGAGCATTGACTTACAACAACTCTCTCGTAATTCGTGCTCCAATCGTAGGTGGCGAACCAGTTGCACTCCAAGGAGATACTTCTGGAACTAAGTTGGGTGGTCTATCTACAGCATATGGATCTGGTGAATTAGTTGTTCAAAACAGAAATGCTTCTTTCGGTCTCATTTACGTTGGACAATCTGATGGAGACAACTTTATTCCTGCTGTCTATCAAGGTTGGTGGTTAACTGAACTCTAATGGCTTTCTACAACAGACTAAAGACTATGAAGTCTGCCCCAGTTGGCACTATCATGCCCTGGGGTGGTAACTCTAGCAACGGAAATAATCCAGACAATATTCCTACTGGGTGGATTGTTTGTGATGGCAGATCATTTCCTGCCACACAATTTCCACTGCTAGCATCTGTTATTGGAAATACATATGGTCCTACAGATACTTCAATCGTCGGGAACTTTCCTGACTATGACGAATCAGATCAATTTAGAGTTCCTAATTTAAATGGTAGGTCAATGGTCGACCTTGAGAGAACTTATCTGTCAGATCCTGCTTATCAGTTTGGTCAGTCAGATGCAGATGCTGTTGTTGGAGATTTGATTGAGGGTGATGGAACTGCTGTTACTCCACCTACAATTTACAGTGCTGATACTGATCTTGGATTTCAGTTGGATCCAATTGATACCATGGCAGGTAAGATTCAAAACATTACTTTGAATGATCCTACATGGTCTAAAACATATTATACCGTAGGCAGAAAACTGGGCATTGACCATACTCCTGGTCACAAACACAGTGGTCAATATACAACTGCGTTTCCTAGTGGTAAGTATGTTCAGGTATTTGAAGCACCAGTTGCACAGGTATCTGGATCTCCAAACTACGAATCTGCAAACTTGTCTGGTATTACAAGTTCTGATAGTGCTGATACATGGAGAAATGGTGCTGGTGGCATTACATATTATGATGAAAACACTCTGATTTTGACTGATAGCACTAAAACATTTACTCAGGATCAGATTCCTGCTGCGGGTCTTACTAGAACTATTCCTGCATCTGGTGCATACACTCAAGCGTTTAGTGACACATACAACTACAATCACTATTTGAAACAGCATACTGGTGTGTTTCCAGTTCCTGTTGAAATGTTTGGCAAACCAAACTATTTGAATGGTGATGTTGGAACTACATATCCAACTAACTTGAGTCACTCTGCACAAGACTCTACGGATGCAACTCTTGCTACTCACACTCACTTTAGTTTTGACATTTCTATGAATAGAGGTGGATTAAGAATTCCACCAAATATCGCTGTAAATAACGTACAATCCTACACGGTTAATGTATCTGACATCCCAGATGCGTTAAATATTCTTATGGACAATCAAACTCCATCACAGACCGTGATCATGATCATCAGAGCCTACTAAAATGCCAGTCTTTTTAAACCAAGAAAGAACGAAGATCGGAACGACTACGGGAACGCTCATTGCATTTCCCAGAGAGTTGGATGTTAATGATCCTATTGCTGGATTGAGTTTAAGTTTATTGCCATCTGGTTATTTGAGATGTGATGGATCTATCTACAACGAAAATACATATCCAGCACTAGCAGAAATTTTAGGAACTGGTGCGTCTTGTGCTTTTCGACAGGAAGGGGTAACATTATTAGATACACAGTTTCAAGTTCCTGATTTAAGATCTAAATTTATTAGAGCTAGTTCTGCATCTGACCAAGGTGTTATTAATGATAGCACTGTGACCAATGCCAATGGACAGACAGTTGAAAGATCTGGCGTTGGTGTTAATGTGTCATCTAACGTTGGTGCTCAAGCGGTTATTGATTTAACTGGTCAGTTTAGAGTTCCTCCTAGAACTGTACAATTGACAGGTAACGTTGGTTTTACTAGACCAAGAGCACCAGACGAAGAAATTGTATCTGCACAGGCATTTTTACCACACGCTCACTATACAACCACGTATAGATGTAGAACAATTAGGCGTGCTGGTAGTGATGTATTTGAATTGAACTATTATACTAATGCATCAACAATTGGCGTTGTTAATTGGTATGATGCCACGACAGAGCAACCAGCATGTAAGTATTATGCTCAGTCTGAAACTTGGGCAACTGGTGCATATATCTCATCTAGTTTCGGTGCATCGTTTGAGTATTATGGTATTTGTAAAGGATCTTGTGGTGGATTTATCAACAACTGTTTGGTTCCAACAGGAAAATCTTATAATGTAGATACTACACCTGAAGGACCTTGTTTCCAAACAATTCTCTTCATTACTGTGGAGATGGCATGTGCTAGCAGTTCTAGAACTGTTGCTGCAAACTATGTTGAGGGTGCTAGTGGTGTTTCAAATGATAACATCCCAACCACAGCGGGTAGTAGTGGTGGTGCTATTCAAGGTTTTTCGTTGTATGAAAATTATCAGACTACCAATGGTGCTGGATATTATGGAAAAGGTTTAGGACAGTGGGCACTATCAAACTATGGATCAGTATTATGGACTAACTTGTCTGATTTTGCTCAAGGTGATGTTGATTTAAATGGTGGAACTGGCACTGGTGCTCGTGCTACTGTCAGATTTGAAGCATATCCTGGAGCTGGTGGAAACCCCAACAATACTAGGTATAAGATTATTGCTTGGGTTGATAGAGGTACTGGATATTCTCCTGGTGATATTTTAACATTCCCAGATGTTGGTGGTTATGCTATTAGTTCTGCTGGTGCAAATGCATTTAGTGTGAGAGTAGATACTACATCTTTTGCAAACTCATCTGATGCTGCTGGATATGCTCACAACACTTCGTTGCATGATATGCTTCCGTTTGATACATCTGTAGATAATTCAGCATCTATTGCATATCCTCAGATCTCAAACATTGTTGAGACAACGGAACCATTTGATTATGAAGATGATCCAACTCAACACACTCATACTATCACTTATCAGACAGGATTGACGAATTATGAGTTAAATATACCAGAGACATTTATTTCTACTGATGGTATGGAAGCTTCTGTTAATATTCAAGCAGAAACTGATACCAAGATAGACAGTCTCATCGCTCCCTTCATCATGGTAGATTACCTAATTAAAACCTAAGATGCCAAGAAATATTCGTTCTAACTTTCTGACAGATAAATCTACTTTTGGCAACACGACAATGCCAATCGGTGCTATTGTGCCTATTTTTAAGGCAGATGATGATAAGATCACTGATAATGGTGTTGTTATTAGTCTAGGTTCTGTTGTTGCTGGTGCGGGTGGAGGATCAGGATATACCACTGATCTAGGAACTGTAGCTGGATATCCTACTGGTCCAGTTACATTAACATTTGCTCCTGGTAATTTCTCTGTATCTTCAGAACAAATTAATTTCACTGGTCATCCTTTTATTGAGGGTGATAAACTAACAGTAGTTCAAGCAGATCAGCAACCAAACAAAACGGCATTGGGTGGATCTATTGCTACAATTGCAGTTACTAATGGTGGATCTGGATATACTGCTGCTCCTCTCGTTCAGGTAACTGATACTGGTAGTGGTCCTGTAAGTGGTGGTTCTTTTACTGCTGTTATTAATGGCAGTGGTCAGGTAACTGGTGTTACTGTAACTGATGGTGGTGTTGGTTATCAATTCCCACAAGTTTCATTTGTTGGTGGTAACGGCAGCGGTGCTGCGGCTACTGCAACATTATCTGCAGGTGGTCAAGGTGGTGTTGCATTTGAGAATGGATTCACTTTCTACGTTGATTACATTGATGCAAATAGTTTTAGACTTGCTAGAAGTAATGGTGATATTGCTGCAGGTAGATACTATAATGTAACTGATCTGGGATCTGCTGGCACTTTTAAAGTTGCGTCAAGTACAGGATTTGGATTAACTGTTGGTGTTGCTGCTAATCTAGATGGCAGTGTCAATTTTGTTACAATTAAGAACCCAGGATATGGATATTCTGATGGTGATGTAGTGTATATTCTACAACCAGGAAGCAGTGGAACTGCTAGAGTTGAGGTTGTTAATACATCTTCTACAACTGCTACTGATCCAGCAATGCAATATCCTGGATGGTTGTATTGTGATGGATCTGAATATGATGCACAAGATTATCCACTATTATACGAAGTTTTATCTGATGATTATGGTGGATCTGGTGGTACTTTTGATAAAGAAGACTTTGGTACTAGTAGTACGGTAACATTTAAGGTGCCTGATTATAAGGCAAGAAAGTTAGTTGGTGCTGGTGGTGGAGTCAGTGGTGGTGGATCTCCAGTATCTGGTAATGTTATCTCTACTGTTGGTGCTACTGGTGGTAGATGGTTCTTTTCTAAAACTCAACAGGAAGCATTATTTGATATTGGAAATATTATTATCTCTGGATATACTAATGTTCAGGAATTTGTTGGTGGAACCTTAGATGGTGAAGTAACTCTAGTTGTTGGACCACTGCAGGAAAAAATGATTTCTGCTGTTCCAGAACACGAACATGCTATTTTAACATCAACAGCACCAGAGGCAGGTGCATTTGAAGGTGCTGGATTCTTCGCAGATAACCATTCTGTTGGATACAAAAACTCTACAGGTCAGGTTAATTTCTTCTTACCAAATGGTGGGTCTCCATTGTTCCACACTCATGGTATTGTTGATTACGTTATTACTGATCCTAACCTATCTACTTTTGGTAACGTTGCTGGTGTTGGTGAGAAAGAAACAGTCTCCATTACAGCATCTGCTATTGTTGGAATTAATACATCAACAACATTCAATGTTCCTGGTCATGATCTATTCACTGGTAATATGATCAGAGTTCAGTCTAATGAACAAACAACACAAGCATCATTTACATATGGGTCACAGCAAATTGCTTTTGCTGCAAATACTGTTTGGTATGTAATTGTAATTGATGAGAATACATTCTCTATTGCAAAAACTAAGTATGATGCAAGACTTGGTAATGCACTGGTTGCTACAACAAATGGATCTGCTAGTGAAGCTATTGTATTGGAGTTAGGTTACAAGATTGCTGGTAATTTACCTGCCGATACAACAACCGTTATTCAAACTCCATCACCAACTGTATTTGATATTGATAACTCATACACAATTGGTGGTAAAACTATCATTATTCCTGGTGGAGAACAGACAACTACAGTATATAAATCACAACAATCTTCGCCAGGATCATATACTGTTCCAGCACCAGATGCAGAGGAACTACCTATTCAGGGTATTTCTGGATACCTAGGTGGTGCAGGTGGTGGCGGTGCAACCACTGAAAATAATGGTACTAATGGAGGGAGTACATACTATCAGTTCAGTTATAGTGGTACTAATTTTACTTTATATGCCGATGGTGGTACTGGTGGAACAAGTGGTAATGGAGGAGGAGCTGGAGGTTCTGGTGGCACTGCAAGATTAGTCGCTGGTAGTACAACAGTAAATCTTACAACAGCTACCACTTATAATCAAAGTGGTATTACACTTGATGTTCAGTTGCTTTATCCTGGCAATAATGCAACAAATGGTAGTCCTTCAGCAGGTGGTACTGGTGGTGCTTCCAGTTATATTGGTGGAGCAGGTGGCGATGGTTCAAGAACATTATTCACAGGGACAAATCTAGTTGAGGACACATTTGCTAGTCCATCCAGTAGTTTCTACACATATAATGTCCCAACCACTTGGCCACTAGATCAACTTCAGGCAGAGATCTGGGGCGGCGGCGGTGGATCTGGTGGTACTGGTGATGGTGGTGGCGGTTGGCACGCTGGTAATGGTGGATCTGGTAAAAAAGTTATTGCCAATATCAATCAAGGTAGCACTGGTACTTTAAGAATTTACGTTGGTGGCGGCGGTAATGCTGGTAATGGTAGAACTCGTGGAACTGGTGGTGTAGGTTTCGCTTCTGGTGGTAATGGTGGTAACGGAACTGGCGGCGGAGGCGGCGGAGGCGGTGGTGGTGCTTCCTCAGTTGGTACTTCGTCTGCTGTTCTCGCTGGTGCTGGTGGTGGTGGTGGCGGTGGTGCCGCTGGTGATGGATCACAAGGTGCTGACCAGAATGGTCAACCAAACGGATCAACTGATGCTGTACAAAACCTAAGTGGTATCTTCTCTGGATCTGGTAACAACGGCGGTAACTCTGTCTGCTCTGGCGGCGGCGGAGGCGGTGGTGGTGGAGGCACTGGCATCGGTTCTGGCATCGGTGGTGGTGGCGGCGGCGGAAACGGTTCCAATGCCCGTAGAGATGGTTTTGGTGGATATAGAGGACAATCTGCTGTTAAGAATAGTGGATCTGGTCCAACCGCAACAGTTGCATCGCAGGGAGATGCTGGCAATGGTGGTACTGTATCAATAGGTCAGCAGAATGATGGCGGATCTGGAAAGGTTATTATGAAGGCAACCGAGAACCAAACATATTATGGTTCTGGAGGCGGCGGCGGAGGATCTGCTTGCTATCTTTTCTTCAATATCACTGGACCCACTAACATTAATGCTGGTACTTTGGTTGTTGGTAGTGGTGGAACTAATGGTGGTGCTAATGGTGAAGGTGGTGTAGGTTATACTGTTACTCAACAACTTCCTGGTGGTACTGGTACATCTGTAACATCTGGACTGTTTGATTCTGCTAGTGCAACGGTAGATTACATTGAATCTGGTACGGGTAGTGGATCTAATGGTGGATTCCAATCCACAGATGCTGAGAAGTATTTGAGATTCTTTGGAAATGAAGCAGTTAGGTGGGCAAGAACTGTTACTATTAATGCATCTTCAAGTAATAGTAAGGGATCTCCAATCATCAATGCTAGATTTAGAGTAATTCGTGGCAATGGTAGCAATGGTGGAGAGGCACCAGGGGAACCACTAGAACTATTTGCAAGTAATGATAGTGGTGGTAGTTTTACTAAAATCGGTACAATATCTTCTGCTTCTGGTCCAACAACCTGGACATTTGTTGATGTTCCCATTCCTACTACATTCCAAGTAAATAATCTTTTGTTAGAAGTTAGACAAACAAGAAGTAGCAGTGGTAATTCTGATGGTGATAACTTCGGTATTGATTACGTTGAGTTCCAACATGATGAAGTAGAGCAAACTATCACAACATATCCTTCTGGTAAGGCGGATCTTGGCATTGAATTTATTACTGAGCGTATTGAACCACAAGGCAATCCGTTAAGCTCTGCTGGTTTAGATGTTAATGAGGGCACATTCACCCTGTCATCTGCTGTGAAACTAAATGTTACATCAACATTGTCTCCAGAGATTGACATTCCTCTCTTGACACGCTATCATTTAGTGAAGTACATGATCAGAGCGTATTAATGCTAGCAGCAAGTGAGAGTGGATTGATCATTGATCCTGATAGGATTGAAGGAAAGTTTGATGATTTTATTGGTGTGTATAGAAGATTTGTACATCATGAAATTTGTTCTGCTATTGTAACTAACTTCGAACGTTATCTTGAGATCAATCCAGAAATTATTCAATATGGCATGGAACAAATGCCAGAGAAGAAACTAGCACGACATGATGTTAGCATTATGCTAGATGATGTTGATATGGGTCTTGCTACTCATTTCTATAAGTATCTCAACTCTGCATTTGAAAACTATAGACAAGAGTATGATCACCTCAGTAGAGTTAAACTAGGATCTATTGGATTGAAAGTTCAAAAGACACCACCTGGCGGTGGTTATCATACTTGGCATTATGAAAACTCTAGTTTTAGAGCAGCGAACAGAGAATTGGCATGGATGGTGTATCTAAATGACATGCCAGATGGTGAAGCAGAGACAGAATTCTTGTATCAAAAGAAACGATACAAACCACAGACAGGTACATTGCTGATCTGGCCAGCAGGAATGACACATGTTCATCGTGGGAACACTGTCTTCACCCATGATAAATATATTGCGACAGGCTGGTTCATCAAACTCCCTTAATCTAATGGCAGACATTCGTGTAGTAGTGCAAGTCAATGCACTAGAAAGAATTATCATCGTTGATGGTAAGACAGAATTTATTGATGAGGACTATTGGAATGCCAATATCCAAAATATTCTGTTCCCATTCTGGACATCTGATCTAGACCGTTTGATTCACCTGAATTATTTCAGTGATGGATCATATGGTATTGAGAAGAAAAAGTATGTCTATGATCGTGCCACTAAAGAAAGAAAGTGGAAGACATATGAGTGGAGAGAACCAACTAATGAAGAGGTAAGAGAGGTTGCAGAAAGACTCAAAGAGAAATACTTTGAGTTCCAAGACTCTGACCAAGAAACCATCCAAGAGAAGCTATTTAATGAGTATGGCAGATGGAATAAGGTTTCATGGGAAGGTATTAGAATGATCAGAAACTTCCTCCTTGCTGATTGTGACTGGACACAGATGCCTGATGCTGCTATTGATGCTGATCTTAAAGCACAATGGACAGCATACAGAACAAAACTGAGACAGTTACCACAAGATTATGATGGTCAAGATGCTGATGAGGTAAGATTCCCAATCAATCCTGTCATGTATGCTAGATTTCTCACAAAACGTGGTGACAATGATGAACTGGTTAATGAAGGTAAAGAATACCTTGCTACATCTGATCAGTTTGGTATCTTCTCAGCAACAACATATGGTGAGTATGCTAAGAGAATCGTCATGACGATTGCATCTAACTATAAGGTCAAGAACCCTGATGTAATCTTCAAACCTGCTAACTTCACGCAGAACTTCACTGACGACCAAGATGAACTAGAAGCACTCCTACGAGCAGTACAAGAAAGTAACGTTTAATCATGGAAAACAAAGTTAATATTCTCATCCTCACACTGATTACTGGGGAAGAGGTGATCGCTAATGTAAAAGATCATGTAGAAGAAGTTGATGGTGTTGAACAGAAGTTATGTTATAATCTAGTTTATCCATTTACTATTTCCAGAGCAGGTGATATCTCTCAACAGAGAGTTGGTGTCACCTTAACTCCATGGAAGTTCTTTTCTCGTGACACATCATTCCTTGTTGGATTTGATAAGATTTTGAACATTTGTGCTCCACTGGATAATATCACTGAGACATATAAAGATGCAGTGGATCAATTTATTAAGAGTTTAGCAGGTGTTACCACATGATTCATGAATATGATTTCCTTGATAGTAATCAATTGAGACAGATGATTAGTCTTTTTGATGCTGGCAAGTTTGTTGATGGTGCAAAATCAGGACCGAAAGATAAAAAGGTCAAAGATAATACTCAGCAAGATGACATTGAGATCAATAAAATGGTCAATACTGGCATCGCCAAGATTATGCGAACATCTAAGATGTGTAAGGAGATTCCACTAAACAAGTGTTCTCCTTGTCTCATGCTGAAGTATGAAGAAGGGCAGCATTACTATGATCATTCAGACTTCTTTGAGATGAATGGTTGCAGGACAGATTATACTGCTGTTATTAATCTAAATGATGATTTTGAAGGTGGTGAGCATTACATCAATATTGGAACTGAAGTAGTTGAGAAGAAACCAGCAGCGGGTAGAATGCTGGTGTATCCTACTGAGTTCATTCATGGTGTAAGACCTATCACATCTGGTGTGAGAAAATGTATCACATTTTGGATTGAGAGTTCTGTTAGTGATCCATTCATGAGAGAATATATTCTTGGTCTTAATCGTGTATATAATAAGATTCACGATCAACTTGATGGTGAGACACTCAGAGAACTAGACTTGGTTCGTATGGGTATCATTAGACGTAGTAGTATTTTTAGAAATTGACATGGCACTTCTAACTGATATTAAATCTTGGGACACTATCATGACTCAAGGAGAAATGGATGAAGTTGATAGAATTGTAAGTCGTCCTCGCTGGCAATTTGGTGCTACTAGCTGTGTTTCTGCACCACATAAAAAGTTCTGGAAGATGGAAGTCAAAGGAACATCATTGTTTGATAAGACTATTCCAGAGAAGATCCATAAGTTATCACCATTTAAAGTAGAGATCCTTGACTATTATGTCAATGGTCACACAAGAGCACTGGATGGTTATATGCATACTGATGATGCAGATTACACATTCTTATTGTTCTGCAATCCTGTGTGGGATCTCACATGGGGTGGAAAAACTATCTTTGTGCAAGATGATGGTAGATTTGATGCAGTATTTCCCAAACCTGGGTCCGCTGTTATGTTCCCATCAAACATGCTGCACTATGCAGAAGACGTGACACGAGAGTTTTATGGCATTAGAGTCACTGCAGCTTATAAATTAAAGAAAGTAGAGGATACAGATGCAGAACCTACAGACATTTGATAGTGCTAGGAATTGGGATGAAATTGAGGAAGCGGCTGCAAATGCTGGTGCTCTAGTGTATTGGGAGAACCCAAGACTTGAGGTAGCAGATGATGCCGCTAAATCTATTGTCGTTGATTACTACAAACTTGACGAAGAAGTTCCAGCAGAACTTATTCTACTAATGGAGAGTAAGTATTATGGATACATTGAGTTTAGAAATCCACAGGTTGCTGAAGATTTTGTAATGGATTACTTCCCTAGGAAGGATGAAGTAGATGATGATACGTATTGGTATCATTGTTATGTCGTTGCACCCAGTGGTGTGATAGAATATGAGAATGCAGAACTACGAGCAGGTAGGAACAGACCAGAATGAACATTGAAATGGCATTTACTGTTCCAGTTTTCTCACATACTATTGAGAACTGGAGTGATCATAAAGATGAACTCATTGCTATGCTTGATACTGAGGATGGTGATGGTCATCAAACAGATTATTTTAAATATCACCAACAAGGTCAATTACCACCATATGCAGACAAACTGTTTGAAGTTATCAAACCTGCATTAGAGGAATTCAATAAAGTTTATCCAGAAGAGTTTGACATCCATAATGTGTGGGGTCAGAAGTATTCTCGTGGTGGTTATCACCCACCACATAACCATGGAGCACTAGGGTACAGTGCTATCGTGTATGCCAGTTTAGAAAGTGACCACCAACCTACGTCATTCTTTGCTCCATTCCTTGACTTCATTGAGGGTAACGTGATAGAGTATGTTCCTGAGGTCAGTGAAGGAGACATTATCTTCTTCCCGTCTGCCTTGACACACCAGTGCAAGGCAGTACAATCTGATTCAGAACGTGTGATCTTCTCTTTCAACATCAAAACAAAGAATGCTTGAATTCTGTTATGAACTCCCTTATGAAGACCTTGACTTTACAGACACAGAGACTCGCAAACTTTATCGTATTGGAAGGGGAGAGCAAGGAGTGCTACTGGTACGCCCTTACACTAACGACATTTGCGCTCACTGGCGCTTTGTAGATGAGGAAGCGGCTACTAAATCTTCTAATAAAATATACGAGATGTTCTGTGAGTATAAATCACGGCAAGATTTCGTTGGAATGGACATGGCAAGAAAATTCCTTGAAATGGGATTTACCCGTGCCAGACGGTATGCCAATCACAGTTCGGGACTCAAATATGGAGAAACTGGGAGTGTATTACCCATTGAGTCCGACTGCCTTACGAATCAAAAGGCAAAAGCAGCACAAATCTTCAAACGAGTGAGAGATCTCGCAGCATATGACCCTGAATACCAACAACAACGCAAGGAATGGCGATCTAATGAAAGTACCTACGCAACCAGAACTGACACACTTGCAGCTGCAAGCAATGTTACGCGATCACGATATTCCCGAAACCGAACTAAAGTATCTCGGTGATCGTGTCTATCCAGAAGACTATCAGGCACATCCAGAGTATCATGGGCAGGTCATGCCATGGTATCTTGTAGGTGGTGAGCATGAGGTGCCAGTATGTGACATTGCATCAGTAGATCGTGTTGATGATGATGACTGTGTGCCTGAGAATGATGGTTGGGGACCACAATGAACAGGAAAGACTTGTTTGCATGTCCATTCTTCTTTGATACAGTAGAATTTGATGATAGCAAACTAGTCTCTGCTATCATGAGCACACCAATTGCAGGTGCAATGAGTTATAGTATAGATGTTCTGGATAATCAATTCAGTTTTCTATCTGATCCTATCAATTCTATCACTAAGAATGTGATGGACCAGATGGGTTATGATAACTATGACATCTTCACCAGTTGGATGACCAAGACCACATCTACATTCAGACATGGTTTTGATCATATGCATTGCAATTCTTTCTACAGTGGTGTATTGTATCTTACAGATAAATGCTCTCCCATTTTGTTCAGACATCCACTGCCCTGGCGCTGGTCATCTGGTGCTCAGGACAGAAACAATGGTGTTCTAGCATCAAATCAGTTTGCATTTACTCCAAAGAAAGGTGATATCGTAATGTTTCCATCACATGTTCATCACATCATCTTGCCACATCATCAAGAGGAAGCACGATGCAGTCTTGCATTTAATGTTATACCTGTTGGTAAGTTCGGCAGACATGACAGCACGGTCAATTTGATAACTGTCCGTGAATCGTAAAGAAAGTGTGAGGATATACAGATATCCTGACAAAACAATCTAAAATACCTAGGACTACGCTAAACTAACATGGATTGGGACACTAACAAACAAGAGAAACGCAAAGATGCTTTCTACATTTTTTATGAGAGTGTTCTCAAACCAGATCATGAGCTACGTCAAGATGCACATGAGCAGAAATGCTACCATGAACTGCTAGAATGGCGTGGTGAGATCATTGCTTACCTTGACCGCCGCCGTAACGAGGAGTTTAATTCGTGACTATTGAAGGACGCCCTGAATTGATTGGTACTGATGAGTTTCTCAACAAGACTTATGCAAAGCAACGCCAAGATCGTATGCAAGATGCGATCGATGATTACCTCCAAGATGACAAAGTATCAGCACGACAAGCATATGAGGAAATGCTATCTTGCATCAATGATGTGATTAAATACCATGAGCAAGCATACTGTCGTGCTGCTGGTCTCCGTGATCTTATGATGGGTCACCGTGAGCTT